GTTCAGGGAGAGGTGGATGATGCCGCTGTCGATGCCTCCGGACGTGGACGGCCACCCGGTCGTTACCCCGGTCTGCCCCGTCGGGGTCTGGACCCGGTCACCGGACCAGAAGTTCGCAGCGGCCGACGTCAGGCGCCCGGTCCATCCACCCGCCGGAGGAGTGTTAGGTAGTCCCTGATCGTCGGTGATCGCGCCGACCTCGACGGTGTCCGGCCGGGAGGTCGTGATGTTGCTCGACGTGTTCGTCGTTGAATCCAGGTTGGAGACGTTGATCGGGTTGTTCGGATCGACGCCCCGGTACCGCTGGATGAACTCTTCAGCGAACGCACCGCCACCCGTTAGGCCGGTAACGAGCTGGGTGCCTCCGCCGGTCGTGTTGTCGAACTTGTAGAGGAACCCGAACGCGCGGGTGTTACCGGCGAACCCGTTGTAGGTGCCGTTCAGCCCGGCGGTGTACCCGGACGCCGCGGCGACGTCCCCGGGTGTGTCCGACTCCCAGAAGAGGAGGAGGAAGTCGCCCGCGAGACCGGAGGGAACCACGACGTTGATCGGGGTCGTCGTGCCCGGGTGATCCGTCCCGACCGCGACGAACGTCGGTGGATTCCCGACCTCTTCGAGGATCTCGGAGTTGTCCTCCAACCGCACGACGCCAGGGCCGGTGTACCCGGCCGGTGCGGGCTCCTGGTAGGAGACGAACAGCTCGATCGCTGAGGTGATCGTCGTGTTGTAGGCAACGGACAGGGCGGGCGTGCCGGTCTCGTTGACCTTGAACGCTTCGTGGTTGCAGAGACTTCCGGCGCCGTTCCCGAAGCTGTGCATGGCGGTGTAGCCCGATGACGCCGTCCACGTTCCCGACGCACCGTTGTCAAGCCCGATGGCGTAAACCCCGATCTGGGCCCCGTTGACCGCTCCTCCGGCTGACCAGTCCAGCGTCGAAGTCGAGTCGGTCCCGGTCCCGACCGTGGTCGAGTCGTACGTGACGGTCCCGACCGTCGACACGATCCGCACGACGCTCCCGCCGACCGACCCGATACCACCCCCGGAGGCGTCCGGGTTGACGTTGATCTGAGTCAGCGTCGTGCCGTCCGACACCCACGAGAAGATGGCGACACCCAGATGGGCGCCGGAGACGGTCTGGAGGAACTCAGTATCCTTCGTGAACGTCTTCGCCGGGGTCGACGTGATCCGTCCGGCCGTCTGCGTGACCGACCCGGTGAGGTCGTACCAGGTGTAGGCGACGACGATGCGGTCCCCGGCCGCCGACGTGAGAGAGCCCGGGTTGAGGTCGACGTTCCCGGCGTTGACCTCGTTGCCACCGAACGCGGTGCCGGTGATCGTCACGGAGTGACCGCGCTGATGATCATGAACACGAGCAAGGCGGTGCCGTTGCGGTTGAGCCGCTGGACGACGAGGTCACCGGCGAGGACCGGCACGACAGTCGTCGGAGCCGTGATCGGTGTCCAGGCGCCCACCGAGTTGTCAGCGTGGAAGATGCGGACCCATCCGGTATCAGCCAAGTTGGCCCGCAGGACGGTGACGGTGCCGTCGGCCACGGCGGTGAACGGCAGGGAGGCCATCTCGGCTCCCCGCTAACCCAGGTTGAGAAGTTCAGCCTCGACCAGAGTGATCGTCCAGGCGGCCGAGGCGCCACCGTTCACCGAGAGACCGATGATGCTCGCGTTCGGGGTCGAGTCAAACCCGGACGACGTCGCGACCTTCACGCCGGAGACGTCCGTCCCGAGACCGGTGATCGAGAGACCGTGGGAGAGAATGCCCCGCGATTGGAGGACCGCCGCGGTGCCGGACCCGACGGTACGGAAGATGCACGCGATCTCGAACATGCCCGCGTCGACCACCGCGGTCTGAGCCGCGAACGTGAGCGTCCCCCGGGACGTGTCCGCGGTCGTCCCCGCGGTCCCGAACCGCACATTGATGATCGGCGTCGCGGTCCCCGCTCCGGTCTTCGAGACGTCGAACGCGCACCGGTAGATGGTCTGCGCCTTCAGGCGGCCGTTCGGGATGAGGAGCCCGGACCCGGCCAGGTAGGTGTCCGACGCGAACCCCGCGCCGGGAGTAGAGACCGAACCACCCGCGACTTGGACCCGGCCGTTCAGGTAGGTGAACAGGTCCGCCGGAGTGATGTTCTTGTCGGTGCCGCTCGCCGCCATCGTCGTGTCAGAGACGTCCACGACGACGAACATGTCCCCGTCCGCGAGGTTCGCTCCGGTCAGCGCCGTCAGCGCGGTGATCTTGGCGTCAGGCATCGGTTACAGACTGACCGTGTCCGTCACGGTGACGTTGTCGCCGGAGGTCGTGAGCGTCGCGGTGGAACCGAGGAGCGTCTCGAAGATCATCTGGCCGGAGAGGAGCCCGTTGAAGATGCCGATCTTCGCGACGGTGACCGGGAGAGAGTCCGTGCCGTTCGACGTGAACGCGCCCGTCAGCGTGTAGGACGCGGCGGCCGCGGTGTGGGCGTACGTGGCGAGCTTCCGGATCAGGCCGCCACCGACGGTCGTGATCTCCGCGGTCAGGGTCGTGTCCGTCGCGTTGACGGCCGCCGCGTTGGCGGTGAGCGCCATGTACCAGGCTGGTGCGGCGCCGGGAAGGATGCAGTACGCCGCGGTCGCGCCGGGAGTCGATCCTGCGGCGCCTCCCGGGGTCGCTACGGCGGTCCACCGGTCTACGGTGAGAACGGTAGCGGTGTGGGAGATGATGACCCCGTAGACGCCTGTTGCGCCTCCGGCCACGACCCACGCGCCGACGAACTGGGTGGTGCCCCACGCCTGCCCGGAGTCCGTGAGCGTCGTCGCGGATGTGCCGGTGGACGTACCGGCGAACCCGGCCTGCTGCCCGGCCATCTGGCGGGACTGCATGTCGTTGCCCGAGTTGACCTTCGTCATCGCTCAGCCTTCCCCGCCGGACCCGGGAGGACCGGAGTGCGTGTAGTGGGTCGCCTCTACGTCGTCGGGGAGCCCGGCCGGAGCGTGGAACTGCTCCGCGAGGAGCCCTTGAAGCGCCGCGCTGTCAGACCAGACCCACGACGGAGGAGCGGAGGAGTGGTAGCGCCAGAGATCCTCGATCGCCCGGAACTGCTCCATCAGCGTGTCCTGCGGGGAGAGCGACACGAGAACCTCGGTGGGGGCGTCCAGCTCGATCGGGAAGAAAGCTCTCTGCCCGTTGTCATCGAGGACGGGCTCGCCGTTCTCGTCCTTCCGCCCTTGATGCGGTGCGGTGTTCCCTAGGCGTGCGGTCGTCATCGTGCTCCTATCCGCAGACTGCGACGTTGAGTTCGGCGGCCCCGAGGAAACAGCCATCCCACTGCCACATGTAGGGCTGCATCGCGTACGTCGTGACCGTGTTCACGGAGCGGTCGATCTGGGTGCCGAGACCTCCGGTCACGAGGACGCTTCCCCGGCGGACCTCCATCCACGACGTCGCGTACATGAACTGGTTCGAGGAGAGCGCCGCGCCGGACGGGTTCGCTCCGGTGAACGCGCCGTCGGGAACGACGATGTTGCCCATCGGCGTCAACCACGTGTTGCCCTGCAACTGGATCGCGTACGCCGACGCGAGGAGCACGAGGATCTGGGGGCGCATGAAGATGAACCCGCGGCGGTTCTTCGTGTTCTTCGCTAGGGCGTTCTCTAGGCAGGCGAGACCGTTCAGGGGTGTAGATGGCGCAGCGGTCACGATCGTGGCGGAGGCGTCAGCCAGGGGCGTGTTCGGCTCAGCCACGGACGCGCTCCCGGCGGGACCGGTGATCGCTCCGGCCTGAAGCTCCAACGCGAACTGGTACGACGCCACCGACGCGAGACCGCGGCGCGCCCGGCCTTCGTAGTCGGACGCCTCGTACCCGAAGACGGAACAGTCGTCCCGCCAGTAGATGATGAACCCGGTCCCGTCCTGCTGGGTCTGAACGGCGTGGGTCGACATCGCGGAGGTCTTCCCGAAGCAGTCCGCCGCGAGGATGCCACCGTTGTTCGAGGCGCACGACTCCGGCCGGAACCGGAACCCGAGAAGCCAGCGGGCGTCATCGTCGTCGGTGACGGGGAGGGCGTTCAGGGCGGAGAACCGGGAGAGCGGCGGGGCGAATGCGTCAATGGTTTCGGCAACGGTCACCCTGGCTCCTCCTCAGCTTCGATCTGCGTGGACGACCGGACCGGGCACCGCACATGGAGAACGGCCCGGCCGCCCACAAGTGGACGGTAGACGGATCAGGAGCCGGATGTGCAGACCGACACGGCGATCGGCAGGGACGTCGCGCCCGACGGGCAGATGTCGATGTCGAGCTTGTGGGAGAACGTGCCGTGGAAGTGCGCCTGCTCGAACTCCTCCTGGAACATCTGGAAGTTGTTCGTAGCGTTCAGGGTCGAGTCCCGGACGACGCCCAGGTTGAGCGTCCCGCCGTTCAGGTAGAGCCAGGCGCCTTCGAGGAAGATGTAGGCGAAGACGTGCGACGGCCACGGCTCGATCTGACCAGCGTTCGGGCGGACGAACCGCTGGGACGATTCGCCTTCCATGAGCCACGTCACGTTGCAGCCCATGTTCGAGAAGATCTGGTTCACGAACGAGTCGTCGGTGAGGAGACGCTCAGCGGTCGCGCCGGGCTGCTCCCGGGCGAGATCGACCGCGATGTTCTCCTGCAACCACCGGGGGAGGAGGAGCCGGAAGCGGATCGAGTCGTCCAGCCGCCACCAGTACTGGATCGTCGCGATGTGCCGCTGGATCGCGGCGATCATGTCGCGGGCGGTCCCGAGGACCGTACCGGCCGTGTACGTCACGGACCCGGCGGCGATCTTCGCGAGGAGGTTCTGCTCCTTGACCCGGGCAGCCCAGACGTCGTTCAGGGTGAGCCACGCCTGGACGGACTCCTGGAAATAGCGATCCCGGAAGTTGCCCGTCTGGATGCACTGGGTAATCGCGTCGACGGCGGTGGTCGTGTCGGCGCCGCAGGTGATCGTGAGGCACGGCTTCGTAGCGGGAGCGGACGGGGACTGGTCGTTCGCCTCGGTCCAGATTGCGACGTTGGTACCGGCCTGCGTGTTCCCCGCCACGTTGTCGATCGTGGGCGGCGTGATCGTCCGGACCGCGCCGCGGGCCACTCCGAAGGAGGGGAGACCGTCGCGGATCGGGCGGGCCGTGCTCCCGATGACGGGGAGGTCGTACTGGATCGGCGCCGGAGCGCAGATACCACCGGCCGCCGTGATCGCCTGAGGGCTCGTGACGGCGTCGATCTTCCGGGCGTTCGAGTCCGGGTTGTCGTCCAGCGTCCGGTCCTCCGGGAAGTCGTAGCTCAGGGAGGCGATCGGAACGTTGTGGCGGCCGCCCTGGTAGCCGATCCCGGCCCGCCAGGTGTCCATGATCGCCTTCGCGAGGACGTCCCGGTCGGTCAGGGGGGTGCCCATGTTCACCCCGGGCAGGTTGGCCGAAGCCACGAGGGTCAAAGCGGCGTGCTGAGCGTCCGCCTGACGGGGACGGGTCGTGACCGGACGGCGGGCCGTGGCCGGGCTCGGCTTCGCCGTAGCGGCGACCGGCTCCTTCGCCTTCTCCTCCGCGGGAGCGGCCGGGTCAGCGGGAGGAGGAGTCTCCTCGTCGCCTTCACCCTCATCACCCTCGTCGCCTTCAGCGTCTCCCCGGATGCGCTGGCGGAGAGCGTCAGCGGCAGCCTTACGCTCCGCGGCCTTCTCCTCCCGGCCCGTCTTCTCCGTGGCTACGGCATCCTTGGCGTCCGCGACCTCGGTGAGGAGCTGGATCGCCTCATCCGTATCAGCGGCGTCATCGTCCTGGTCGAGCAGCTCAGCGGCGACAGCCTCGATCGACTCGTCTAGCTGGGTCAGCTCCTCGTCAGTCAGCTCAGCCAGGCGGGCGAGCCACTCGCGGATCTCTTCAAGCGTCAACATGCTCGTGCGCCTCCCTGGCGGATCACGGAACGATCGGATGCCGAGCCGACGCCTAGGGCTGCCGTCAGGCCGCCCGACTAGGTCAGGGCGACTCGATGCCTGTTGGGCCGAGAGAGTAGCGGCGCGATGAACGGGAGCGCAGGGATACCTACCGGGAACGGCCGTGCCGGACTCCGGCCGCCCAGAAGATCTGGACGAGCGGCGCGAGGACGGCCGGAGCGAGGAGGATCCACCAGAGCCCAGCCTCGAAGTGGACGACGGTCAGGATGAACCCGGCCGCCGCGAGGATCGCGCCAAGCCAGAACGGCCAGCGGTCGTCCGGCTCCGGCGCCATCACTGGACGACCGTGAGGGAGAACAAGCCGACGTGCTGGCCGGTCGCCCGGCATGCCTTACAGGTCAGGCGGGCGTCATCGCTGCCCCGGTCAGCTACCGGACGGGGAGCGTGAGCCGGGCAGAGGGCGACGTACTTCGGCGCCGACGAACAGGCGCTGTCGTGGTGCGGGAGGTTGTATCCGCATTCTCCGCACGTCGTCATGTGCCCATCGTAACCTAAGGGCGGTTAGCTGTCCAGGTGGCGTGAGCAGGCTTGTTTCCCAGGACCGGCCCGACACATGGGTGGCGGGCAACCAACGGAAGCGCCGGACCGGCCCTGAGACTTAGCGGCCGACGACCTTCGTGAGCCGCGCCTTCGCCTGCTGCGCTGCTTCCCGACGGGCCGGGCGCGTCCGGTAGTCGAGCGCCGAGAGGATCGCCTCGATCCGTTCCAGGCGCCCATCGATCGCGGAGAGCCGACGCCCGTCTCCCCGGTCCAGCTGCTGTGTGGCTGTGTGACGGGTCCGGAGCCGCTTGCCGCATGAGGCGCACGCCTCCACGGTTCCGGCCGCTACGAGGGCTTCTAGGGCGGTCTCCGCCGGTCGTACGACCCCCGACGCGACCAGCGCCGTCTGGCGGCCGTCGATCTGCCAGCCGAGGACCGCTTCCCCGAGATCCAAGGCGGACGCGGCGACCGCTTCCCGGAGGATCGGGAACCCGGGCACGGAGACCGCGAGGGCGGCGACGAGTTCGAGCTTGCCACCCCGGTCGCGCCAGTCCCCGGAGAGGGCTCCGGCCCGGAGGACCCGAACCTGCTCGTCCGTAACGTCAGGGCGGAGAGCGCCGGAAAGCCAGATGCCGTGCCGTCCGTTCGAGGCGCGCACGTCAGCCCACGCGACACCGTTGTGGGCGTACCAGTCGGTCGCTTCGGGAGCGCGGAGGCGGAGCGCGGCGTGGTCACATCCGGCGGTCAGCGCCCCGGTCGCGACGTCAGAGCCGTCCGCGGTGCGGGTGACCCCGAGATGGAAGTGGGCGTACGCGGCGCCGGACGCGGGAGGAGCGACGCACTCCCCGGCCATACCGATGTGGCACGCCTCCCACAACGCCAGGTGCCCGTAGACCTGCCCGTCATCCGTGATCGTGAGAGGGACGCCTACCGAGCCGCCAGCGTTCTGCTGGACGTACACGTCAGCGCCGTCATCCGGCTCTCCCCAGTCGAACCAGGCGGCCGGAGGACGGACCGCTACCGACGCGGCGACCGGGCGAAGCTCCACGACGTTCGGCCGGAGATCCGCGGCCATCGTGGCGCCCTGCCCTTCCGCGAGCGCCTCAGCGACGGTGAGCGCCGCCGTGACCTGACCGTCCGGGGAGCCCGGCGGGACCTCGACCGGCATCGGTTCCATCGTCGGTGCCGCCACCGGAGCTTCGAGCGTGATCGCGGCTGTCCCGAACGCGGGGAACGGCACCATCGTCAACCCGGCGATCTCATACGCCTGGAACGTCAGGACCCCATCAACGCACCAGGACCCCCACTCATCCCCGTCTTCCTCCGTGCAGGTAAACGTCGCCTCGACCATTCCCGGGTCGACGGAGACGGCGTAGGCGCCCTGCGCCGCGAGGATGTCCCGGGCCTGCCGCCCGCAGTCGGAGTCGTGGAACCAGCCGCTCACCCCACCCGCGACCGTCGGATCGCCCTGTGAGTCGATCCAGCCGCAGACCTCCGCGCCGTAGTGGCCCATCTCCGTTTCACAGAGGAGCATCAGGGGGAGCGGCGCCACCGTCGCCCGCCACGTGAACACGCAACCGGTGAAGTCCCGCCCGTCCCCGGTCGGTCCGGCCGCGACGATCCCCTGCTCCGCCGCGGTCCACCGATCAGACAGCGCCCCAGCCGGAGGTTCCCCCGGAGTCGGGCCACCCTCGACGGGTTCCACGACCGGAGCCGGAACCGGAGCGTTGTCCGCCAGCCACTGAACCGCGAGGGCGTACGCCCGACGCTGAGCGCCGTCCTCCTCCGCCGCACCCTCGAACGAAGCCAGGACAACGTCGGCGTCCCCGAGAACTTCCCAACCGTCGGCCGTCTGCCGGAGCTTGAACATGCCGGAAGGGTACGACCTCCGAGCGCGCGACCAGAGGACTACGCACTATCGGGAGCGGCGCGCGAGGTCTTCGGGGGGCTGTCGGGTGGGCAGTCGTGGGTTTCGATCCATTCGCCTACCCGGTCGCGTTCCACGACTTCCGTGGTGTAGCAGCAGGGGCATGTCAGGCGGACGGGGCGTTTCACGAGCGGGCGCTGTCGGTGTCCGGCCGGAAGACGGGTTTGCCGCAGGCGCCGCAGGTGGCGGTGTCGATCCACTCGTCGGCCTGTTCCAGTAGACCGTGCAGTTGGTCTACTTCCGCTTCAGCGGCGGCGAGGAGGTGGCGGAGCGTGCCGTTCTCGTCGTGGAGGCGGATGACCATCCCGGAGAGGTCGTCAGCGGTCTGCTTCGCGGCGGTTAGCTCCTCGGCGTCCTCTGTGAGGGTGAGCGTCATCACGTCGGGGATGTCCGGGCCGAACCAGTGGCGGCGGGAGCGGAGGGCGTGATCGATGGCGTGGTGGAGGGCTCCCTCGTCGGGGAAGAGGGACTCGTCGTGGTGGACGGTGATCGTGAACGTCTTGGTGAGCATGGGTTTCCTGGCCTTTCGCGCTAGGAGTGGGCGGGAGGCGGTCTCAGCCCGGGGATCGCGGAGACCTCCGGGCCGAGATTCGCGCTCTAAGTGGGATTCTGGCCGGTCAGAAGGTTGTTCGCCCGGGTAAGAGCGGCCGTGGTCTCCCCGAGCAGCTCCTCCGCTTCCTCCGCCCTGGCCTGCTGGTAGTCCCGGTCCGCTTCGGCGGCGGCGAGACGGCCGAGGGGAGGGGTGCAAACCAGGCAGCAGCCCACGTCATCGCCGTGTGGGCAGGGAACGTCGTGAGGGTTCGTCGGCTTCGGTCCGGGTCCAGGTCCGTCTATCTCATACCAGCAGTTACCCTGATGGCCGGGCGATGGATGGCCGCAGTTGCCGCAGGTGGTCATGGTTCGAGCCAGCTATTGCGACGCACCATCGCCTGTTCATGTTCGATCGAATGGTGGACGTGGGCGCAGAAGTCCATGAGTTCAGGCAACTCGTCGCGCAGCGCGGCGTGGTCGGCTTCGTGCCATAGGAGCAACAGCGCATCCTCTAACCGGCGGGTTTGTGCTTCCAGCCGCTCGGCGTTCGCTTCAGCGGCGGTGAGACGGGCGGAGAGCGACTCGATGGCGTCGGCGGCATCCTCCTTGATCCCCGGGAAGTGGTCGGGTTTCCGCAGGTAGCGGACGAGCATCGCCTCCTCCGGAGTCACCGCGGTCCGCCTTCGTAGGGGACCGCCTGACCGGCGGCGATCAGGGCGGCCCCGAGGTCAGAGCCGTCGGGGAGCGTGACTTGGGCGAGCCAGCGGCCGAACTTCTCGCGTTCCCCTTCCGCTTTGACCGTGTCGACCGTCACCCGGGTTCCGATCGGCATCGTGGAGAGGACCCAGTCCCGGGCCGTCTTCCCTTCCGGCGTGGCCAGCTCCGGAGCGTTGACGTGGGCGAGGCGGAGCTTCTGGCCTAGGAGGTGGACGTCGAACCCGAGGTCGAGGTCGAGCGTGTAGGTGTCCCCGTCGTGGACGTCCGTGACGGTCGCGCGGTACTGGTACACGTCAGCCTCCGACCGGGTACGGGGAGATGTAGATGCGGGCGTTCTTCCAGCCGGACCGCTCCCGGAGCCACGCCTCGTCGGCCGTGTAGGTGCAGTTCTTGATGTTCAGGGTGATGTTCACGCCCCAGTGGCCGGGCGACCGGTTCGGGCTCTTCTTCTCCGGGCGGAACCGGCCGGAGCAGTAGTAGAACCAGTCCTCCGTCGTCCAGCCGTGAGGCATCGTCTTCGGTCGCCACGGACCTCTCAGGAAGAAGTTCTGCGGCTGGTAGATGAACACGGTGCAGTCCACCGACCCTTTCGCCTGGGCGGACGTCGCGAGAGGCGCGACGCCGATACCGAGCGCGAGGACGAGGACCGCTATCAGCTTCTTCATGTGGCTCCTATGTGGTTGGGGGAGCGCACACGAAGTGGGCGCCCCGGTTGGAGGTCTCCTGACCGCAGACCATCGGCGCTGAGCAGACCCGGCAGCGCGGGAAGTGATCGAACCCGACGGCGGCGCGTTTCTCCGCCGCGGCCATCAGCCCGGCGAACTTGTTCTTCCCGATGTACGTCCCCCGGGACGTCGGACCGGGCATCAGTGACGCGGTTTCCGGGCGGCGAAGTGGTGGAACGGGCCGACCTTCACGTACGTCGACCGCGGGGAGACCTGAACGTGCTTCCCCCGGAACGCCACCCGGGGACCCGTCTTCGAGAAGATCAGGCGGAAGCCACCGCCCAAGCGGAAGCTGGCCCAGTTCCGGCCGCTCACGACTCCTCCTCTTCCACGATCGGGCAGAGGCGGGAGACCGCGAGAAGGGCAGCGGAGAAGAACCCACCGAGCCCAGTGAGAGAGGTGAAGTAGAGAATGGCGGTGGTCATGTACCCAGCATAACCTAACCTAGGTTAGCTGTCCATCCCTCTTAGCCAGGGCTTCTCCCGAACTTCGGGCTGGTGGGGCAGCGTTCCGGGGGCTCCCCGGTAGCCGGTGGTGTGGAGCCAGCGGCTGAGATCCTGGCGCCACTCGACCCGGGTGCCGCAGATAGAGCAGTACTCCGGCAGGTTCACGGCTTCTTGACCTCGCGACCGTCCACGTAGACCCGGACGGATCGGCCGGTCGGGGACACGTAGACCTCGACGCGGCGCGCCCAGCGCTTCCGGGTGAACGCGTACGTCTCCCCGGCGGGCGGGACGATCCTCTCCGTCCCCCGGTCCCCTGCGTCGACGTGGCAGGCGACTCCCCGGCCGGGGATGCCGGAGAGGTCGAAGTGGCGGACTTCTATCTGGGTGCGGGCCATAGCCCTAACCTTAGCGCGGTTAGGCGGAGCCGCGGCGCGCTGCGATCCTTCCGTCGAGCCCGGCCATCGCGACGACGATCCCGGTCAGGGCGAGCCCGAGCCAGCCGAGGGCGTTGTCCGTGGAGGAGCCGAACCAGCCGAAGCCGGTCACCATGAGGACGACGGAGGCGACGAGGGCGACGATGAGCGCAATGGTGGTGATCACGGCGGCACCGTACCCGGCCCGGTCAGGTGGGAGACAGGATGATCGGCTCGAAGTCGCAGAGGCAGCCGTCGTGGTCGCCTGGCATGTAATAGTCGGTCTCCGGGAAGCTGTCGCGGTTCGCGAGGGAGTCGTCATCGAAGTTCTCGAACTCCAACCCGTCCAGCTCTAGGTGCGGCTCGAACGTCTTGCGGCGGGCCGGGCCGTACACCCAGGCGTATCCCTCCTGGGACGTCCCGGCTTCGGACAGAGCGGAGGAGATGTCCTCCCCGGTCGCGATACCTCCCGGCGGACGGGTCCCGCCCTGGGAGAGCGCGAGGAAGACTCCGCCCTTCCCGGTGACCTGTAGCCCGGTCGCTCCGCCCGCGTACGCCATCGCGGTCCGGACGATCCCGGGCGGGACGCGCAGCCCGAGATCGAACTCACCCTGCGCGGGTTCGATGATCGCGGCCGGGTCGAGCAGCGTCGCGGTGGCGAGCGTCGTGAGGGTCCGCTCGAACCAGCCCCACGCCTCCTCCAATGATCCGGCCTGGCGGACCTTGAACAGGTCCCGTTGGGCAGTGGACAGCCCCGAGGCGGCCCGAGACGCTATGTCCAGAGCGTCAGCCTGCGCTCCGGCTCCCCAGCTCATGAACTGATCGTGGAGCTTGTCCCAGGCGCCGTCGAGGAGATCCTCCGGCGGGAGCGCGTCAGCGGCGACAGCCTTCCGGCGCGCCGTCGCGCCCCGGCTCTTGTTCGTGGCCCGTTCCAGCGCCCGGTCCATCGCGATCGACGCCGCGGTGAGGAGACGGGTGCGGAGATCCCGGTCGATCGCGAGGAGGCGCTGGCCCAGCGGTCGGGTCCGCCCGGCGGTGAGCGCCTTGACGGGGACGGGACGGTGGGTCGCTTCGATCGGCGGGGAGATCACCGCGGCGGCGTCGACTAGGCGGGTGAGCGTCTCCGGGTGGCGGCGCAGGTAGGCGAGCGCGGCCGCGGTCGCGCCGGGCGTCGGCGGCGGAGGTGGCGGCTGGTCGGGGACCGTGTTCGGATCCTCTACCGGGGGTGGTTTCTCGACGTTTCCGGCGGGGACCGTCGGCGTGACGTGGATGCCGACGAGATCGTAGATGGCGTCGAGAACCTCCGGGGTGGGCCGGGCGACTCCGTTGAACGCCAGACGGGTGAGGCGTTCCAGGTCGGACGGGGCGTCGGACTCGTCGTAGCCAAGATGCTTCCGGGCCGCGATATCGGAGAGGAGCCCGCGGTCCCAGGCGTTGAACGCTCCGGCGGCCGGGTCGGTCGTCTCGATGATGTCTGAGGCGTCGTACCAGACGAAGATCCGGTTGACGACGTCCTCCTGCCCGGGGAAGAGCTGAATCAGGTCGGGGGTGAGGATCGAGTACGTCCACGACTGGGCTAGGAAGCGGGCGCGCGGGTCGAGGTAGTCATCGAACGTGTCCTCGTCTATCTGGCCCGCGTTGGCGAACGTGGTCTGCATGTGCCCTTCGATGACCTCCGGGGGGAGGTTGACTCCGTGGGCGAAGCGGACGAGCCGGGCGGTGATCTTCGCCTCGACGTCCGAGGTGCGGGACAGGTCGATGAACTGGACGGCTTTCAGGCTTTCGGCGTCGGCCTTCAGGATCGTGGGAACGACCGCGGCCGGGGACGACGGATCGGAGATCGGTTCGAGGATGGCGAAGGCGAGCTTCGTCGCGAGGGAGAGAGGGCGCGCTTCGGTCCCGTCGGGCTGCGGTTCGTTCGGGGGACCTACCGGCGTGTCGAAGTCCGCTTCGGTGGGGACGGTGATGATCCCCGCGTTGTGACGGGACATCGACTCAGCCAGGACTTGGCCGGAGAGGACGTTCAGGATGGCTAGCTCCCCGAGGCAGGACTTCATCGAGGAGGTCGCCCAGCCGGACCAGCGCGGGTGCTTCACCCAGAGGCGGATCGCTACGTCGGAGCCCGGGACGAGCTTCCGCATCTGCTCCGCCTTCGTTTCTGACGGGTCGGAACGGACGTAGAGCGAGATGGCTTCGCCGGTCTCCGGGTTGACGGGCGCCGTCGCGTCGCTGAACGCTCGGATCTCGTCGGCGGAATGCACCTCCCACTGGGAGGGGGAGAACGGCACCTTGGTCCGGTCGTCCCCGACTAGCGGCCGTTCCGCCCAGTAGACGAGATAACACTCGCCTACGACCTCTGTGTTCTCGAAGAACTTGGAGATGATCTCGCCCTGTCCGCCGGAGAGCGACTTGACGCCTGAGATTGAGGCTTGGGCCGCGGCCGCGATGTCCGGCGGGATACCGGAGTCCGGGTCCGTGACGGAGACCGGATCGGCGTCCGCTTCCGCATCGGGCGGGTAGCAGGCGGCGTAGAGGCGCAGCTTGCTCATCGTGTTCCCGACGTACCCGACGGCGAACTGGACTTCCGGGACCGTGTCGTAGTAGTCCCAGGCGTCCTGTTGCCAGGTCTGGCCTATCTGGGAGCGGCGCCTCCCGAAGCCTTTCGGGATGCGGGTGAGGTCGATCCGCTGGGCGGCGGCGGTCAGCGCCGTCCGCTGAGGCAGCTTCTCAGTCGGCGGTGGACGTCGGCCGAGTCGGGTTGCCACAAGGCGTCACGGTACTCGCCGTCCGCGGCGGACAGAGGGAACGTCGTCCTCGCCCCACCAGGAGAAGACGAGCAGCGTAGAGGGGCGGCCGTGGGCGTGAGCCTGTTTCCGTGGCTTCGGGGGTCCGATCAGACCGGCCGGGCGCCTCCCGAAGAGCGGCTGCTGCCGGTAGGAGCCGGTCAGGTCGAAGCGGTCCGTGAGGGTGAGCCCGAGCTTCTCGGCGTAGTCAGCGAACAGTCGGGTCTGCCACCGGATCGCTCCTTCGACCACCTGATCCATGCACTTCAACATGATCCAGCGGTCCGCGACCCGGGCCGCTTCGTCCAGCCCGTCGTAGATGAGGGCGTGCCGGTCACGCCAGGAGGACCGCTCGTGGACTCCGTACCGGCGGTCGACTGAGGGGTCGGGGCGGCCGTTCAGCTTGTAGGGCGGGTCGAGCACGACGGTCTCGAACGCTCCGTCGCGGAACGGCAGCTCACGGAAGTCGGCGTGGGCGATTCCTCCGGCCCGGAGATCCGTCCCGCAGAGATGCTCCGGCCGGTATTTCTTCCAGAAGCCTCCGGCGCCGTACGTGGCGTCGAGGACCGGACCGCGGAAGTAGCCGAGCCGGGCGACGTCCGCGATGAGATCGGCGTTCGTCTTCCACGAGTAGGAGGCGGGGACCGGGCCGATCACGGCTTATCCGGGTACTTGGCGAAGTAGACCCGGATGGCTCGGCGGATCTGGCTCGATAGGTCGCGGTCGGTTTCCTCGGCCCGGCGGCGTAGAGCGTCGACCATCTCATCTGGCATGGAGACCTGGATGCGTTTGGTCATCGCTTCGGCTGCTCGTGGTTCGCGATGAGAGCGGCGGAGGAGGAGAGCGCCAGCCCGTACGACGCCGCGCGCCACAGGCCGGGCGCGAGCTGGCGGACCGCGAGGGCTCCGGCGGCGACGTAGACGGACACGCACCACGGACAGGTGAGGAGAGCGGCGAGTTTCGGCGCCTCGTCATCACCGCGAGGACGGGCGTCCCAGTAGGCGTGGCTGCGGTCTACCTCTGAGACGAGGATGCCGTACGGGCGGCGGTCGTACGCCCAGCGGATGATCCGGGCGCGGAGCGGGCGGGTGATTACGTCCTCGGTCACGAGGCGGGTGAGGCGGTGAACGGCGAGCGCGTCCACGAGGAGGTCGGGCATGTGCGGTGCCTTTCAGGGTTGGGGAAGCGTCGGCATCTTCCAGGTCTGGGTCTCTTCATCCCAGTCGGCTTGGCGGATGATCGTCGGGCCGGGCGTCTCTAGAGGATCGAGCGCCGGATCGGGCCGCACGGATTCGGGGTCTCCGGCGAGATGGATCGTGAGGAGCCCGGTCGGCGCCTCCTGGTGCTGCCACGGCGGACCGGGCGCCATGAAGTCCGGTGTGACCCGGACCTCGATGTCCGTCCCGACCTGCCGCCACCAGAAGTCCACCCGGAGACGGCTCATACTGGCTTGTCGAACCCGTTCAGCGGCGGCCGTTTCGTCGGGGGTCATACGCTCCCTCCGCAGCCGCAGCCGCCGCGCTCCACCGCCCAGACATCGGCGTTGTCGAACGTGACGTTCCAGCCGGGAGGAGCCGGGACGACCGCTGTGACGCCCTGCCGGATTCCGAGGTCACCTCCGGACGCGTCAGCTAGGTGGGCTTCTCCGTCGAGGACCCGGATGGCGACCGACGTGTACGTGATCCCGTCGGAGCCCTTGATATCGGCCCGGGCGAGGACGAGGGGAAGGTGAACAGCCATAGCTCCTACTCTACGCTAAGGGGGGTTAGGTCGACGGGGACGCGGTAGACGAGAGCCCGGAGCGTCCCGGCTTTCCCGGCTTCCCAGTCGATCAGGTGGACGTCCTGTAGGGCGCGCATTGCCTCGTGGGCCGTCTGCTTCGAGCGCCACCCGCCGACGAGCTGGACTTCCCGGACGGAGCGGGCGCCGTCGACCACGCCGAGGAGCGCGATCAGGTGGCGGGAGGAGACAGGTTCAGCGGCGCGGGGTCTAGGCACAGGATCTCCCGGTAACCGGGTCCCCGGAGAGCTGCCAGTCACACCAGCCGCGCTCCGTCCACAGTCGGAACGCTTCCTCCGCGTTGGGCTCAGCTTCCCGGCAGGAGCCCGGGCACGTCTTTCCGCAGAGCTGGAACCAGCCGACGCAGCCGTAGGTGTTCACGATCGCCGGGTTGCAGCCGGATTCCCGGCCGATGATGTAGTCGGCCACCGCGAGGTCCGCGCCGGACCAGTGCTCCGCGAGGACGGGGACGGCGTCCGGGCAGCACGGAGTCGTCCTCCCGGCCGTGGCGAAGCGGCAGGCGTAGCGGCCCTGGTAGCCGTCGAGCGGATCAGGCGCCGTCGTCGGGGGTGGGAGAGAGACCCGGGCGGCCTGCTGTGCGGCCGTGTACGGGCCGGGACCGGTCGCGGGTCCTAGGGAGAGCGGCGCCGCCGGTTCGGCCGTCGTGGAGGCTTCTAGCGCCTTCTCCGGCGGTTCTCCGCTCGGTCCCCACAGCGCGACCGCTCCCAGGGCGAAGGCGAGGGCGACGAAGACCTGAACCCAGCCCTGCCGGGAGGTCACCACCGGAGTACCTGATCGAGTCCGCAGGAACAGAGCCCGGTGATCGGTTTCATGCAGTCATCGACGTGGCGGGCGTAGTCCCGGAGATTCTCGTGGGACGGATCGACACAGGACGGGAAGTCCTGTTCCCAGGGCCGGTCCCGGATCGCTTCGAGCGCGGCGACGTACTCCCAGAGCGTCGAATATCCGGCGCGCTGGGCGCGGGCGATCAGCTCCGCCGTGGCGAACTTGGCGAGCGGCAGGCCGGTGATCTCCCCGACCGCTTCGCCCGTCATGAGCGCCCAATGATCGTGACGCCTTTCGCAGCACCGAGCACTTCGCCGTCTCCGTTCGCGTTGACCCACGCGGACGCGGCGGGGAGGGCGGACCTGATCAACGCGCTTCCGATGGGGAGGTAGAGGACGTGGACGGGTAGCTCCGAGTCGAGCGGCGCGAGGATCGCCCGGAGCTGGCCGACGTTCACAGGACGAAGTCCGGGAGAGAGTCCGCCTGGGCGGCCTGCTGGGCGCGGAGAAGAGTGATGCGGTCGATCTCCTCCGTCTCCGTCTCCGTGATCTCCCCGAGACCGGCGTGGTTCAGCCCGGCCATCTCCGCGGCGGCTTCCGTCAGGAACCCGGACGTGAGGTCCCCACAGCCTTCACAGAGCCACTGGTACTGGGGTGGCTGGTCCCGGAAGAAGTGCGATTGGTACGAGGAGACCGTCGTGGAACACGGACGGTTGGGGTGACGGCTCACGGATCAACCTCCTCCCGGACGGCTTCCCACAACCCGAGCTTTACCAGGGCGGCGTCCAACGCGGCGAGCTTTCCCTCCACGGCGGTGAGGCGCTCCTCTACGTTCACCCGGCGGATCGCGCCCGCCGTGACGGGAGCGGGAGCCCACTCGATCAGCTCCGGGTCGAGCCCCACGTACGTGAGCTTCGTCGGCTTCTGCCGGTGGCCTTCCATCACGAGGGAGCCATCCCCGACCATCTCAGACACGACCCGGGCGCCCATGAACTTGTTCGGCGGCGTCACGTAGTCGAGCGCCTTCCCGAGGATCTTCGCGACGTTCGCGGACATCTCCCCGGAGTACTGGGCGGTCATCGGGCCGCGCTCCCAGAGGTAGCGGGCGAGCGCACGTTTCTGTTCCCACATCCAGATCCGTTGGCGGGCCATCAGAAGACCTCGAACTCTTCGTCCGTGGCCGGAGTGACCGGCTTCCCGTTGAGGAGCGGCCCGTCCATCTTCGCCTCTACCGCGGCGGCCTGATCCGCTACCGCGAGGACGGTGAGCGCCCAGGCGTGAAGCTCACCCGGCGTGCCGGTCACGTAGATGTCGGTCTGGGCATCGAAGCCGGTCAACTGGATCGAGTGGCAGGCCGGGGAATAGTGATCGTGGCGGGCGCCTAGTTCAGGGGTGTGACGGTGGGCGGCGATCCAGATGCCGCCGTGGTCGGTGGGTCGTGTCATAGCGCCAGTATAACCTAACCTAGGTTAACCTGTCTATACGTCTGACCAGCGTCTTTACCGTCGGCGGAGCGCGGCGACGATCGCTCCGGCGGCTGGGCGCTCTATCCGGAGCGGGATATCGACGGCCGATTCGGCGGACGCCATCCCCCTAGACATGCGGGAGAGCGCCTGGGACCAGGCGTCCACGATGTCGTCGTGGGCGCCGTTCGGGAACGAGGAGACCTCCGTCAGGAACGTGTCGACGCCGACCATCCGGGGGTCCAGGTGGACGTTCCCCGCTTCCGCGATAGGGGCGACCGCCCGGGCGCGGACCGGTTTCGGTCCCTTCGGGGTCACCTTGATCAGCGCGGAGATGCCCCGGTGGATGATCGACTCGATCGCGCGGCGCTCCTCCCGGGTAGCGCCGATCGCCCCGGCGACCTCATCTGAGACGACGTACTCCGGCACGGCCTTGCGAAGTTGAGCGGCGACCTCCGGGCCGTAGCCGGTGTTCTCGTAGTAGTGGGCCGTGATCCGCGGGTCCCGGACGGCGGCGAGCGCCATCGCGGCCCGGGTCGTGGCCTGATCCCACTGGCCGCGGAGCATCGACAGGACCCAGTAGTCGCCGCCTACCCGGCCGACCGTGAGCCCGACGACGTAGTCCCCCTGCTCGTTGTCCTTCAGCTTCATGTCCCACGACGTCGCCACCTGATCGAAGCGGGCCGGAGGAGCGGAGTCGAGCTTGAACCACGCCCGTTTGATGTCAAGCCCTTCCTCCGGCGCCGGGCGTTGCTGCTCCATGGCGGCCGCCAGGTAGGAGCCGAGGACGACGGCCCGGGCACGGACCTCTTCCTCCGGGAAGCGGTCAGGTTCGAGGACTTCTCCGGGAGCCCGGCCGAGGAGATCCGGGATCGGGTACTCCTTCGATGGCGCCTCCGCGATGGCGGGGAGGCGGACCTCCTCGAACGTGTCGAGCCCGGTGAGCTGAGAGGCGCGCGCCAGGACGTCATCCTCGTGCCAGCAGGTACCGGCGAGGAGGATCGGGTCGTCCGGCCGCTGGATTCTCATCCGCATCTGGGACCGGTAGACGTTCCAGGCGCGGTCGCGTTCCGTCTCAGAGTGGGCCGCCATCCACCCTTTGATCATGTCGTCCCCGATGAGGACGTCGGCGGGGAACCCGGTGATCGCTCCGCCGATCCCGGTGGCGTAGAAGCCTCCGCCTTCGTCCGTCTTCCACATCCCCCGGGCGCGCCGGTCCGGGCGGAGCCGGAAGCGGAGACTGGACGAGTTGGCGTCGATGAGGTCCCGGGTGTTCCCAGCCTCCTCCACCGCCTTGTCAGCGTCATAGGACACGTACATGATCCGGAGCCGCGGGTTCAGGTCGAGCGCCCAGATCGGCCCGACCCGGGAACACATGGTCGTCTTGCCGTACTGGGAGGGGATCTTCCAGAGCTGGCGGGTGCGGCGCCGAAAGATCAGGTCAGCGAACCGCATGGAGAGCAGCTCGACGTAGCGCCAGACGTTGTAGTCGGCTCCCGGGACGACGTCCTTCAGGGTGGCGGCGAAACGGGCGGGATGGGCGCGGATGCCTTCGTTGGCGTCCTCCGCCATCATCCGGTCGATCAACTGGCGGGTAGACCGGTCCGATGTCTCGTACCAGTAGGAGAGCTGGTCCGGGTCCATCTCCGCGATGAGGTGGCGGAGGTCATCTATCGGATCATCGACCTGCGGCGGGAGAGCGCGGCGGTCGACGGACGGCATCGGCTCACGGTACGCGACGGAGCCCCGGCCGCTACGGACCAGGGCTCCCAGGGATCAGTCGTTCTTGTTGTTGAGCAGCTCGGTCTGCTCCTTCGCCCGGCTCTTCGCCCGGTACTCCCGGCCGACCAGGGTGGCGTCGTCCAGGTCCCAGGTCCCGTAGCCGTAGCTGGTCCGGTAGAGGATGAACCGGCGGATGGGGGCGTAGGTTGTGGTCATGTGCTCATCTTAACCTAAGGGCGGTTAGCTGTCCAGGTGCAAGTACCAGCTACTTGATGACCCCGGCCGTTGCCATCAGGCGACTTCTCCGGCGAGGGCTTCGAGCTTCGCCGCAGCGGCGTCTAGGCGGCGTCCCTCGTGCAGGGCGCGGACGGCGGCGGTGTTGTAGCCGCGGTCGGCCAGCCGGTCGAACTTGGCGTACTGCTGGGCAGCTTCGGCCCGGAGAGCCTGGGACCGTTCCGTGAAGGTCTGCGGTGTCGTCATGGGGACAGCGTAACCTAACCGGCCTTAGCTGTCCATCCCCGGTGACCAGCTATCTTTCGGTGGCGGTCGATTCGATGGCGTCCTGCTTGGCCCGGATCGACTCCCGGTACCGGGTGAGGGACGCCACGGCGGAGGACGCCACTTCGGTCTCCGTGGGCTCCGGCACGTCGAGCGGGGAGCCGGACACGAAGATGACGGGCCGCTCCCGGTACTGGTCGAGCTGCTTCCGCATCTTCCAGATGATCACGTCCACGTTCGGGCGGGCGGTCTCCGTGATCGTCTCCGTGATCGTCTCGATCTCCTCCCCGGCCCGGTCGCGCTTGACCTTCACCGTCGTCCGGGTCACCGGGAAGCCTCCCCGGCCTTCGAGTTCGAGGATCGACTGCCAGCGGACCACGACCTCGGCGCACGCTCCGGCGACGGCTTCCCAGAAGCGGAGGGAGCGGGCGGTGAAGCTGTCGAGCTGATCGGCGGTGAGCTTCCCGTCCGCGATATCGCGGTGGGCGGCGCCCCCGGTATACATCCACCGTTCCGCGGTCCGGGAGGACACTCCGCAGCGGGCGAGCGCCTCCGGGTAGGTACAGCCCGTCGTGACGATCCACCGGGGGATCGCCTCCCCGACGGTCATCTCCTCCCCGGAGCCCGGCCAGATGAACCGGGCGTCGAGGACGGGCGGCATCCCCCGGGCGTTCGCCGCGGTCTCCGCTTCAAGCTGCCGGGCCACCTTCGACGCCATCCGCCGGAGCCTAGGCGCTCCTAGGTCCCCCGGAGAGGTCCCTAGATGGTCACGTAAGCGCCGGACATCCTCTTCCGGGGGAACCGGATCGTCTGCTCGATCTCGACGCTCTCGGGCTCAGAGAGGTGTAGAGCGAGGACTTCGGTGACGGCCCAGTCCGTCGCGATCGCGCGGGCGTGCTCCTCCGTCTCGTTCCGGACCGTCCAGATGCCGTGGCAGGTCCGGAGCCACCGTCCGGCTTCGTCCGTGATCCGGGCCGCGGTGTGGACTGACCAGTCGGCGCGCTCAGCCATCGGAGTCCTCCTCCGGCCGGTACTCCGTGCAGGCGCAGAGCTGCGGCGTGGAGATCGACCACTCGTCCGCCTTGAAGCACTTCCCTCCGGCGAGGTGCTCCCCTTCGTCGTGTCCGCAGGAGCAGAGCGGACCGGGCGGGCCGGGCTGGTCCCAGACGACGGAGACGGTCACGACGGTCGGACCAGTTCGAGCGCCTCTTCGAGCGTGTCGCACATCTGGTCGCGGGGATCGGGGAACCCGGACGGGAGCCGGTCGAACGTGACGCCGAAGAGCCGGTGATCGAGGAACCAGCCGGAGCTGATCTCCGCTGATCCTCCGTCAGGGGTCCGGACGTAGCCGAGCCACTCGGACGTGACGAAGTTGCGATCGGTGACGCCGCGCGGCGGCCGTCGGGTGTGGAGATCACCGAAGAGCCGGTGGAACGTGGCGAGGGTCGTGGGCCAGTCGTCGGTGTTGACGGTGCGCTCAGCCATCGGACGGCTCCTCGGCGTGGCGGCCGTAGTGCTCGTCGTAGAGCGGCCCGGCGGCGTGGATGAGCTGATCGTAGAGACGGGACCGCTGCCCGATCTTCCAGCGGGCGGACTCCTCCCGGGCCGGGTTCTGCTCTACCTCCGGACGGGCGAGGAGCCGGGCGAGCGTGACGCGTTCCTTGTCGAGCATCTTCCGGACGAGACCGGCGAGAACCATCAGGTCGACCCGGAGGAGCGTCATCGGGACCGGATCGGAGAGGTGATCCGTGAAGGTTCCGCCCCGGTCCTCCCCGGAGAACGTGACGCGTGGACGGTCGGTTGTAGTCATCGGCGTGCCTTTCGATGGGTAGGAGGGATGTCGGGTCCGGCCCGGAGGATCACCCCGGGCCGGACCTACCACCACCGCGGACCAGGAGGGACCACGCCTCCCGGCCGGGTAGGGAACTAGATGCGGCGCAGCTCCGGCCCGTTCACGATGGCGAAGAACATCGATTCCATCTCCGCCTGCCGGTCCGAGTCCTCGACCACCTGAGCGGCCGCCGTGACCGCCTGCGCGACGCCGAACAGGGTCGGGTCGGCTCCCCGGAGGAACATGTCCATCACCGACTTCGTCTCCGTCTCCGTCAACTGGTGAGCGGCGGAGACCCGGGTCAGGGTCTCGACGTCGGCGTTGACCTTCTTGGCGGCGCGGGCGTCGGCCAGCATCCGTTCCAGGTACTCGACGGACGCGAACTGGGCGACCGCGTCGGAGACCTTCGAGGCGAGCAGCTCGATCGAGAGGCGCCGGGACTTCTCCGACCAGTCGACCGCTCCCTCAGCCAGGCGGCTCCCGAGGTGAACCTGCCGGATGGCGTCCTCCGTACGGGTCAGCCCGTTCGTGCAGATGAGGAACTCGGCCCGGGGAACGATGTAGAACGCTCCGCCACCGGTCTCCGAGTTGCCGATCTCTACTCCGGCCCACACGACCGGCGGGACGGATGAGCCCGGAGTGTGCGGAGCGTCCCCGTCGCGCATCGAGAACGGGGACCGGTACCCGGCGAGGAGATCCGGCGCGAGCGCCTCGACGGACGGGAGGACGATCCGCATCCGGAAGCGGTCTGAGGTGAGATCCACGTCGATCTTGGCGTCCTCTAGGGAGTGCCCGGCCGTGGTGAGCCCTTCCCCGACCGCTTGGAGGACGGAGAAGTTGTCGAACACTCCGTACCGGTCGGAGAGCTGCGCCCGGAGGACGTAGCCGTCCCCGTCCTTCAGGAGCCGGTAGAGCGCCGTGGCCTGGCTGGCGGCGGCGAGCGTGTTGTGGGTCTGGGCCGCTAGGAACGGGAACTGCTCCACGATCCGGAACCAGTATTTCGACGGGACGTCCAGGCGTCCGGCGACGTCGCGGTGGGCGCCAGCGGTCAGGGAAAGAGCCGGGAAGTCGGGGAGGAGCATCCACTCGACGCCTTCCCCTTCCATCCCGTCGGCGGAGAGCGCGAACTGCGGGGCGACCACATCGACCATCGCCTCGGAGATGTCCCGGAGACGGCCGACCCATTGCAGGCGGTCAGAACAGTGGCGGAGAGGAGTGAGCAAGTCAGACATCGTGAGTCCCTTCGGTGTTCCGGGTCCGGGAACGTCCCGGCCGGTAGAGCCAGTCTAACCTAACCGCCCTTAGGCGTCTAGGTGGTACGTCGGGAAATATGCCAGCGGTTATGCCGGGCACGCGGAAGCGCCGTCCCCCTGTGGAGAGACGGCGCTTCCCGTAGACGACTGCGCTGGGCGGATTCAGACGGCGCCTCCTTCCTCAGCGGCGTACGGGCCACCAGCCGACGTGGCTAGTTCCCACGCCTTCGACCAGGAGCCGGAAGAGACCGCGGCCAGCTCGACCCAGTAGGCCACGTTCAGCCCCTGGTTCTCCGTGAGCCCTTCGGCGGCGTAGCGGACCGCGAGAGCGGTCAGCTCCTCAGCGGTGAGCTTGACGGCGGCCTTCCCGCGCTTGTTGTTGGCGGCCTTCCGAGCGGCGGTCGCCTGCTCGAAGAGCGGGTGGGCGGCCGGACGCTTCCGCTCCGTACGGGCGGGACGGTCCGCCGTGGCCTTCGCCGGGGGCCAGAGAACCTTCCGACCCTTCCGGGCGTTCAGCTCGTCCAGGTGGGGCGTGGGGAGGTCCGGGGTGACCTTCTTGGCGGTCAGCTCGTCCTTGACGTTCCGGTAGAGCGTGATGGAGTCCATCTCGGCCAGGTTCGCGTTGACCTGGGAGAAGGAGGCGCCGGAGAGGAGCGCCGTAGCGGCGTCCTCGAAGGAGACCGTCCCGTCGATGATCGCGGCGGCGAGCCGGTCGGCTTCCGGGTCCTCGATGATCTCCTGCGCCTGCTCCGTGAACGTGGCGCCGGACGGGTGAGCGGCGATGGCGGCGTCGATGAAGTCATCGGCGGCGGTCCGCTCGGCCTGGATCTCGTCGGCGCGCCCTTCGGCGGCCTTCCGGGCTGCGCGGCGCTCCCGCTCCTTAGCGGCGTGGGCTGCCTTCTGCTCCGGCGTGCGTGCTTGCTTAGTCTCGGTCATGTCGTTCCCTCCTAGGGGATCGTGGTTCGGTGAGATCACTCTAACCTAAGTCAGGTTAGCTGTCCAGGTGCTTTCACCTGGGATGTTCTCCGGGGAGACGGATGGGCGTCCGGTTGTGCCTATCAGCGGAGCCCGGGGGAACGTTCCCCCGATGGGCGGTGCCTTCAGCCAAATGCGGTTGCGTCCGTCTCCCCGAAGGGACTGCCCGGTAGGCGGCTGAGAGGACCGCTCATAGCGTCCCACCCTCAGCCCTTCACCTGGCCTACCGGTCCTGCGCGTCCCCGTCTAGCGGGGACCGGAGCGCCGAAGCCTCCGAACGGCTACCGGCCGTCGGTGGTCCCTCCGCACTAGGCGCTCCGCTTCCCAACACCCCGCCGAGGACTACTAGAGCCGTCGACCACGCTGGCGGTGACACCGTCCTTTGGAGGGACCGGTGTAGGGCGGGAGTCCGGCGGCGCTAGCCCGGTGGGGAGCTTGACCCTACGGTCCTCGTTCCCGTCCTACGTGAACAGCTTAACCTAACCGCCGTTACCTGTCCAGGTGCAACTACCAGGGTATTCAGGCATTTGTTTGGCGCCAGACGGCCGGACGGTTGTTCCAGAATCCGGTTTCGATCTTGGCGTAGCCGGAGGAGCGCAGCTCGTTGTTGAAGCGGCGGGACGTGGCCGGGCCGTCGAGCGTCTCCCCGTCGATCAGGTAGGCGGGGAAGTGGCCGATCGACGCGGCGTTGAACGTCGAGGCGGTCACGACCACGGACGGCTCCGCCCGGAGGAGGTCCCGGAGATGAGCGACCGGCTCCTGGAAGTGCTCGAAGTATTCGGAGGCGAAGAGGAGATCCACCGGGCGGTCTAGGGCGGGGACGACGTCGAAGCCGAGTTCGACGCCGAGACGCTCAGCGAAGGCGGTCTGGATCGTCCCGGGGAGGTTCGTCCCGAAGACGGTCGCGCCGGGGAACGCAGCCCGGAGCGCGGCGGTGGAGTAGCCGAGACCGCAGCCGACGTCAGCGACGACGTTCACGCCGACCCGGATACCGGGGAGCCCGGCGAGGTTGTTGACGTACTTGCGGGAGTAGAGCGCCCAGCACGCCCAGAGATCCCCGAGGTACTCCGTCCGCTCGTACACGTCGAACGCGGGTTTCCCGGCGGCGAGCGAGGCGTACCACTCCCGTTCAAGCGCCTGTAGGGCTCCGGTCTGTTCGCGCGCCTTCCCGGTCAGGTGGCGGATCGTCTGGTCCGCTATCTGCGCGACGTGGGCGACGTCGGCGTGGGGGACGTCGAGCGCGAGGAGCCGGTTGGCGAAGTCGATCAGGGCGGCCCGGCCGGTCAGGGAGAGCGGCGTCACCGGCTTCTCCAATCTTCGAGGATGCTCTTGATCACCGGGGAGCGGATCTCCTCCGCGACCTGGATGAGATCGAGCCCGTACTCATCGATCGGCGGGAGGTTGTCCCAGTCGATATCCGTCCGGCGGATCAGGGGCGTGTCGAACCCGGCCCACGCTCCCCGGATGACGTGTTGGGGTCGGCGGAAGCGGCGTTTCGTCGTGACGACGAACGGCCAGACCCTTTCGAGGGAGCGGGCCATTACGGCGCGTCCGTCTCCGGTGTAGATCGACGTCGTGTTCCCTCCGGCGTGAACCATCGTCCGCTGCTTGTGGGCCATGAACACGTTGAGCGCGACGGTGCAGAGACCTCCGGCGAGGACTTGGAGGCAGAGGTCCGTGTCGTCGTTGTAGATGAGGCGCCACCGGTACGGCATCTCGTTCGAGACGAGGGAGCAGGAGTAGACGTGGCAGTTGAGGTAGAACGGCGTGGGGGTCTCGTCGGTCACGAACATCTGGTAGTTCAGGCCGGAGACGCCGATGTTCGTGTACCGGTCGGTGAAGTCCTCACAGACCCGGAGCGCTACCCCGGAGTTGCAGGGGATTCGCTTTCCCCGGTAGAGGCGCCGCGTGTCCTGGATGTTGTCGTCCAACTGCCAGTGCCGGGACCAGCCTTCCTCGATCGAGACGTCCCGGATCCAGTTGCGGACCCCGAGGAGCTTCATGTCGTCGTGGGGCGTGACGAGCATCTCGACGTCGGGGAGCGCGGCCCGGTAGGCAGCCTCCTCCGCCGGTTCGACCACGAGGCGGAACGGGACCCCATCCTTGGTCAGGAACTTGGCAGTCATCGGGTTCTGCCACCGTCCCTTCGAGGGGACGAAGACCGGGTAGCGGGGAAGGGTCCGCTCAGCTCGCGGCATCGGACGGCTCCGGCTCGAACTTGACCGCGGCGAGGTCGTTCATGCGGCGGTTCGGCCAGTACGTCGTCCAGGCGTCCCCGACCTTCTTCACGATGTGGTGGCCCGGGAGGATCTCTTCGAGGAACCTGGCCTGATCCTCGACGGAGAGGAACTTGATCACGAGGATCGGTTCCTTCGGCGTCGCGGTGAAGTCAGGCAGGCCGAGCCATTCCCCGGCCGCCGCGAGGTCCCGCAGCTCCGACTGCGGGCGGGACGTCATCGCCAGCGCGGCGAGTTGAAGCTCATCGAACCCGGAGCCGAGGAGACCGGCGAGCGGATCTCCGGCGACCTCGCGCAGAAGCTCCGTGAGAGCCCGGTCGTTGACGTCGGCCAGGTTGCTGATCTCGTTGTCTCCGGCGAGGAGGCGGAGCGCTAGCGGGGAGTCCGGGTCGAGGTCGATCACGACGACGTCAGTGACGTCCCAGCCCAGCTCGATCTCCGCTTCGACTACTCCGTGCCCCGCGAGGATGGTGAGGTCCCGCGCCACCACGATCGCCCGGTACTGCCCGAAGTCGATGAGGGACTGCTTGATGTGGGCGATCTGGTCCGGCGGGTGCGCCTGATAGTTCCGGGGATGCGGGCGGAGAGCGGAAAGCGCGACCCGACGATGATCTAGCTGTGCGGTGTCCGGCATGGTCGCGACGGTAGTCAGCGGTTGGCGGCGCGCTCGTGCTTCACGGCGAGCCGGGCGTCGATCGCGTCGGAGACGTCCCCGGACTTCCATTTGCGCTCGATCGGGATGCGGAGCTTGGCGGCGAGCTTCCGCTGTCCCTCCGAGATCGGTGTCTTCCGCCAGTTCGCTTCCCGGTCCGCGAGGAACCCGGACGTCTGCGTCCGCAGCCATTCCTCCGCGACGCCCTGGGCGGTCTCCTGGTTGACGCCACGGATCAGGGTCCGCCATCCGGCTTCGCCGTAGTGGCCGCGCCCCGTCTCGTCTACCCGGGGGAGGCGGAGCCCGGCTCCCCACGTCCCGTCGTCCAACTGGGCGAGGACGACGGCCGGGTCCATTGAGCGGAGCGGCCGGACGTAACGCTTCCGGAGCGCTCCGGGCTCGTGAACGGAGACCCAGGTTGTCCCGTTCGCCTGAACGACCCGGAACAGGTCCGCTTCCTCAGCGGTGATCCGCCCGAGGCGGGCGTTCTCCTCCGCCTGCTCCATCAGCCCGGCGGCGATCCCTTCGCCCTTCGCTTCCCATTCGAGCGGCTTCTCCAACCCGAAGAGGGTGGGGAGGCGGACGAGGGAGTGGAGGTCCGAGGCGCCGACGACGTCCAGGATGAGGCAGTTGGCCTTCTCCGGGTAGCGGCGCGTTCCCCGGCCGATCATCTGCGTGTAGAGACTCCGGGACTTCGTAGGCCGGGCGACCACCACACAGTCGACGCCTGGGCAGTCGTACCCTTCCGTGAGGACGGCGCAGTTGGCGAGGACGTTCGTCTCTCCCGACTCGAAGCGGCGGAGGATCGCGCGGCGCTCATCGAGCGGCGTCTCCCCGGACACCCACTCGGCGCGGAGCCCGTACGTCTGGCACCACTCCGCGGTCTGGACGGCCACGGCCACGGTCGGCGTGAACACGAGGGAGCGCGAGCGGTCGGCGGCGTGCTCCACGAGAGTCGCGGCGATCGCCTGAGGCGCTCCGGCTTCGAGGAGAGCGGCGCCGGAATGGCCGACGTTGTAGTCCCCGGCGGTCACCTTCACCTTGGAGAGGTCGAGATCCTCGATGAGGATGCGGCGGCCGGTGAGGTCACAGAGGTAGCCGTGCTGGATTCCCCAGAGGATCGGCCAGTCCGCGACGACCTCATCGAAGATCCCGTCGAGCCCTTTCCCGTCTCCCCGGTCGAGTGTCGCGGTGACGCCGAGGAGGAGCGGTCCGTCCGGCTTCCCCGCGTCAAGCCCGTCGATCACCTTCACGTACGAGTCGGCCGTCGAGTGGTGGCATTCGTCCACGACCACGAGATCGAACCCGGCTTCCTGCCCGAAGCCCTGTAGGGCTGTAGGAGCGTCGAGAAGCTGCCGGAGGCGTGAGGAGCGCGAGAGCGTCTGAACGGACGCCACAACGACTTGTGCGGCCGTCTCGTTCCGTTCTGCCTTCACTACCCCGACCGGGCAGTCCGGCCAGACCTGCAACATCTTCTCGACCGCCTGGGAGACCAGCTCGTCACGATGGGCGAGGATCAGGGTCCGGCCGCCGCGCCGCGCCGCCAGGGCGCAGAAGATCACCGTCTTGCCGAGCCCGGTCGCGGCGGAGACCGCCTGCCGTCGGACGCCGCGCTCCTCCGCCGCGAGGATCGCGCTGAGCGTCTCCTCCTGGTAGTCCCGAAGGGCGATGACGGTCATCGGGCGTTCTGCTCCCGGGTGTTGGCGTCCCAGAGGTGACCCCAGACGCGCTGTAGGCGCCGCGCCTCATCAGCGAGCGCGGAGTAGGACGGGTCGTAGACGTCGGCGGCGTCGCGCGCCTTGACGGCGTCCTGCCAGCGGCGGTACGCCACCCGCTCCCGGAACCCGGCGGCGCTCATCAGAGCGTCACGTCGGTCGTGGTGGAGAGGATGCCGGGCGTCCAGGCGATCCCGGCGGCGTCGAGCGCCTCGCGGATCTTGGCGGCGCCGGTCACGCACCGGTCCCCGTAGCCGTAGAAGCGGATCGAAGCGACGTTCTCGCGGGTCAGGTGGTAGATGGTGAGGTCGTAGCCGGAGGTCCGGCCGCCGGAGACCGACTGGACCGGGCGGCCGTCATGCGTGCGGGCGGTCCCCGTCTTGGTCGAGCGGACCAGCCCAGCGTTCTTCAGGGTCCGGTGGAGGGCGGCGGCGGTGGTCATGTGTTCACTCTAACCTAACCGCCCTTAACTGTCCAGGTGCAGCACGCAGCTACTTCGTGGCCGACTTCCGGCGGATACGCTCCGGCGGGTCGGCCGACTCTCCCGTCTCCGTCGTCACCTTCTTGACCGCCTGGATCACCGCGACCTCGGACGTACCGGCGACCTCCGCTAGTTCCAGGTAGACGAGCCCGACGCGCCGTCCTTCGACGTAGAGCGCGTTGCGGACCTCGAAGTCGGCCTTGTGCCCGGAGATCCGCGCCGTGACCGTCCGGAGCTTCCGGAGGATGGCGCGCTGCTCCGGGGAGTGCCGTCTCGGTTCCACGACTCGATCAGCCATCTGCGGGTTCATCCTTCGGCTTCTTGGCCCGGCCGATAGCCGAGGGCTTCTCCGTCTTCGCTCCGTCCCCTGCGACGGCCAGCGCAGGGTCGTGGAAGCCTGCCTCATCCAGCTCAGACCCTTCCGGGTCCTTCCACTCCGGAGCGCCTTCGACCGGCCGCTCCATCCCTTCTAGCTGCTTCGCGTCGGACGCAGCCTCCTGAGCCGCGAGGACCCGGTTGCGGGTGAGGTCGATCGCGGCGATGACCGTCGCCTCGTCTACGAGGGTGGACGTCCCTGCCTTGATCACGTACTTGACCACGACCGGCCCCTGCGGATCGAGGTGGTTCTGCGGGATGACCTCCGCCTTGACCACGAACCCTTCGATCACCTGGTAGACGCGCTGCCCGAACGCGAGGTCGACCGGGTCTACCCGGAGCGCCTCGGTGAGCCCGTCACCCGCGTTGGTGACCTTCACGGCGACGGAAGCGACCTCTTGGCCGCCGAACGGGATCATGTGCTTGGTTGCGGGCATGTGCGGTGCTCCTCTTAGGGTTTCGGGAGACCTTAGCGCGGTTAGGCGACGATGGGAACGATTCGTACGTGAACTCCCGGCGGATCGTTAGAGGAGCCGGAGGAGTAGCGCTTCTGACCGTGCCAGCGGGCGATGTAGCGGTCATCCCCGATCACGGTCGACTGCGTGAGCCCGTCCCAGACGGCCCGTTCGAGCTTGTCCCCGTCAGGCGTGTTCGAGTACACGAGAGGATCGGTCGGCTTCAGGCGCTGGATCCGGGGGAACACCCAGGTCAGCCAGACCTCCACCGGAGTGTTCCCGAACCCTTCCCGGCCGTCGAGCGCGGCGCGCGCCTCCCGGATCACGTCAGAGCGCCAGTCTTTCCGCTGCCGGTCCTGCTGCTCGTAGACGAACGGGCGTCCCGTCTTCGTGATCGCGGCCGCCTTGTCGCCCTGCTGGCGTGGCTGCCCGACCACGGAGAAGACCAGCTCGGTCAGCCCGATCGTCGGGAGGGGGAGTTTCACGTGGACCGTTCCCAGGAGAAGCCGTGGAGCCCGAGCGTCGAGGCGGTGATCTCGTGCGCGTCGATCCATTCGTGGTGGCGGCGGCAGACCATCCGGACGTTCGAGATGACGAGATGTCCGCCCGGCCAGACGGACCGGGGGATGACCTCGTGTGCGTCGAGCTGCTTCCCGTTCGGGTGGGCGCAGGTCAGGGGCCAGCCGCACGCCACGGCAGTCTCATGGCGGTAGGAGATCTGTCGGAACGCATAGCAGCCGGGTCCGTCCCGGAGGAGGACCGCTTCGATGACGGCGGCCCGGGCTGCTTTCTCACTGAGCCGTCGCGGTGAGACCCGGCGGAGCGGCGTCCGGCGGTGAAGGTACCCACCGCGCTTCATCGGAGGTCCGCCCGGATCTGCTCCGGCTCTTCCGGCGGAGGAGTCCACGTCGGTTCCGGCGCCCGTTCCGGCTCCTCGCGCCGCTTCCGGCCGCGCACCCGCTTCCCGGTCGAGGCGTCTACCCGGCGGCAGTCATCGCAGGCGTCCCGGTCGTGGCGCGGTTCCCAATGTCCGCCGGACCACCGCTCGAACTGGATCGGCATGCACGACGGGCACGGATACGACGTGTTCGTCAGCGCCGCGCGTTTCGCCCGGTAGCCGCGGTGCTCAGCCTCGAACATCGCCCGCTCGTGCGGCGTCTCTCCTTCCGGGATCGAGGGGGGCGGTCCGGCGGCGTGATCCACGTATGCCTCGGACACCTGGATCCAGCCCGTCCCGTCGCACTTCCCGAGGAGACACTCCCCGGGCTTGACCGGCGGCCGCTCATCGAACTCTGGATCTACGACTCGTTCCACGTCGGTAGCCTAACCCGTCTTAGGGCTGGCGCCGGTCATCGCCGGAGAGGCGGAGCCGGATCGCTCCGTCCCCGATCAGGCGGGAGAACGCGAACGCGCCGAGATGAGCCGCGAGAGGTTCCCGGTGCAGGTTGGTCGTGACGACGGTCGGGCGCTCCTCCGACCAGCGGGCGTCGATCAGGGCGGAGATCCGCTCCCCGGTCCAGTCGGACGGCTTCTCCATCCCCAGGTCGTCAATGATCAGCCGGTCCACGTCCACGAGATCATCCAGCGCGCCGTCGGGTCCTCCCGGCCGGAGCAGGTCGAGAAGCTTCACGATCGAGAACAGGCGGACCTCCGCACCGTCGTAGAGCGCCTGGCGGCAAGCGGCGCAGGCCAGGCGTGTCTTCCCGACTCCGGTAGGTCCGGCGAGGACGAGGTTCCGGCCGTAGGCGTGGAGGGACCACTCCATCACGTCGGCGTAGAACGGCTGCCCGGCGAAGTCGTCCATCTGCGCCCGGTGGAAGCGCTGCGGGATCGCGGAGTGCCAGCGGCGCTCGTTCACCCCGGACGTAGCCGACGCGATGAGCTGGTCAAGTTCGGCGTCGTCCGGCTCGACCGCGGACGGATGCCCGGCCGCTTTGGCGTGAGCCCGGACCGCCCACTCCCGGAGGTTGATCGGCGGGATCTCATCGTCAGAAGACACCAGACTCTCCCGTCCTGTCCGTCGCGCCCTGCATGAGATCCGAACCCGGGTCGTACCGGCGCGCCTCCCGTCGCCTGAACGACGTCAGGGTGGGGTTGTCCTCCCAACGGCGGTTCCGGAGCCAGACGATCGACGTCGTGATGAAGCGCTCCTCCGTCTCCGCCTGCTGCCAGTAGCGGAGATACAGGCCGAGCCCGGCAGCGATCTCCTCCGCGGTGCTCTTCTTCAACGCCTTCGTGTAGAGAGCGAGGCAGTTGGCGCGCTCCCGGCGGCGGGACTTCGGGTACTGATCCCAGAACGCATCGAAGCTCAGGAGGACGCTCACGGCGGCGTCAGCCGCCATAGTTTCTTTCTCTCTCTTATTACTTCTCTCTATAGGAGAGGACAGACCGGACAGTTCTGCGGGGGGTACTGCCCGCGATTCTGCGGGGGGTTCGCCTTCTACCACCCGCGATTCTGCGGGGGGTTCGATGGCCCGGTAGTCGTTGGCGAACCCGGAGCGGCGCTCGACTTCGAGGCACCCGGCGGCGGCCGCTTTCTTGGCCCAGCGCGCGACCGTGTCATCTGACCATCTCAGGCGTCTTCCTAGTTCGGTCTGGCTGATCGTGGCGGAGCCCGCGAGGTCCGTCAGCCGGTAGATGGCGGCCCAGAGGTGGATCACCTGGGGAGGCGTCCCGTCGAACAGCATCTCGTGTGGGACGGGAGCGAAGTGGAAGGGGACCTTCCGTGTCATGGGCTAGGGTCCTTTCGGGGTAGTTGGAGTTGGTCATGCGCTCCGCCCGGGTCGGCGTCCGTGGAGATACCGGCCCGGGCGGTTTGCGTTCTAGCGAGCCTTCGGGGCGTGGGCTTCCTTCGCCTTCGCGACCTTGGCGTCAAGCTCAGCCTGTTTCGCTTGCCGGTCCTCACGCTCCCAGGCGCTCTCACCGGGCGTCGGAGGTGTATCCGTAGCCGCGGACCCTTCTGACGGCTCTCCGGGCGTTGTAGAGGCTTCTCCGGGCGTCGTGGCGTTCTTCGCGGTGAGCGCTTCCCGGGTGGCGGCGGTGAGCGCCTCCTCCTCCGGCCGGTACAGGTAGCGGACCTCCGTGGCGCGACCGTCGGACACGTAGAGCACGATGCGCTCGATCTCAGCGTCCGTCAGGCCGCGCTTCCGGGCCAGTTGCAGGTAGCCGTCGGCCATCGCCGGGGAGAACAGCGGCGGGGAAAGATCCTCCTCCCGGAACGGAGACGCGGCCGCGGCCTGCCCGTCGTCGTCGTCCGGCGCGATCCCGAGCGCGGCCATCGTCTGATACCGGCGGGCGTACGTGATCGCGCTCCCGGTCGCCTGCGGGTTGCTCCCGGCTGGCATCTGTAGAGCGGGAGAGGAGCGCTCCTCCCCGGAGACGTGGATCAGGGTCGTTGTGACGGAGATCGTCTTCCCGTCTCCGCCTACCTCCTGGATCATCGCCAGACCCCACTTCGCGAGGGTCGGCTTGACGTGATCGATGACCGTGGCGAGGTCGGCGTACTTGATCGTGTACCCCGGCTTCCCGTCCTTCCCCTGAATCGTGACCTCCCGATCCCGGCCGATGTTCTGGATCTCCGCCAGCGCGCCGACGAGGGAAGCGGCGAGCGTGGGCGGGACCTCCGGCGGTGGGTTTCCCCCTGTTGCGTTGGTCATGTGCGGTGCCTCCTTGGGCTAAGGCTAGTTAGGTTACTACGGCGAGGACCGGGCCGCGTTAGGGGGTCGCGGCCCGGTCCTTCAAGCCACCGGTCCAGGGGGGTCAGGACCGGGTCCAGAGGAGCGTGACCACCGCCACGAACAGGATGATGGTCACGCTCCACACGACTGCCGTCACCTGGCGGGCCGACGGGTGAAGAGGACTAGGAACGCTCCCAGGAGGAGCGCGAGCGCGGCCGCGACGAGCGGCTTGACGTCACTTCCGCCGGTCGTGGGGAGCGTCGGCGCGACGGTCGTAGCGACAGCCTTCTTCACGGTCGGCGTGACCGTGACGGCAGCGGGAGCGCCTGTCGTAGTCGTCGTGGTCGCCTGGTAGGCGGCGCAGACCTCCGGAGTGGAGCAGTCACCGCACTGATCGAAACCGGGCTCCCCCGGTCCGGGATGGCACACCGCGACCGTCGTCGGGGGGATCGTGGGGACGGTCGTGGCGCCTCCGCAGTCTCCCCGGGGTGGGATCGCCATCGAGCAGGTCGTCGTCGTGGTCGTACCCGGCTCGGACGTAGCCGGAGGGACGCACCCGGCCGGGCGGGACACGAGAGACGGGACGCTGTTGTGGAAGTGCTCCGGATGGTTCGAGGACGCCATGAATGAGATCGAAGCGTCCGACGTGATGAACGTGGACGGCGTCCACGTCGCGCCGTTCCCGGTGAACGTGTGGGAGGCGTGGAACGCTGCGAGGGAAGCGTCGAGGGTGACGGTCGTCTCTCCGTCCCACTGGTTGGTGAATGTCACCGTGGCGGACCACAGAGACTCGGACGGCTTGACGCACTTGACGTTGACGGTGGCGGACGCGTCGGTCGCGGACGCGATGCCCGCGCCGACGGCGACGTACCCGGCGGTGAACGCTCCGGTGAGGAGCACGGCGGACGCGATTCGACGCGCCTTCCGGGGGATGGTTACGGTCATGGCTGAGCCCTTTCAGAAGTAGTCGGCGTTGGTATCGGTGGCTGCTTGACGGGGTGGAGGAGTGCGGTGGTCGACGGTCAACACGTCGACCTCGCACACCCGGAGGGCCGGGTCCCTGCGGATAGCTAGACGGAACTGGGAAACGATGGCCTGGATGAGGAACTCGACCGATTCGATCGGCGGATCGGAGTAGTCGCCGGGATAGCGGTGGAACTCCCGGGCGACGGCGTCCGTGTCGTAGCTCACGTTGAGGGTGATGATCCGTTCGCCCATCAGGTTCGGACCTCCGCTGAGGTCTCCGCCCATTCGGCGTGGACTCCGGGGATGCGCTCCCCGGTCTCCGGGTCGTAGAGCTGCCCGAAGACCGCTCCCTCGTCCCGGCGGACTTCGTAGACGAGCCGGGAGATCTGCGCCTCGACCGTCGTCTTGATCGCCTCCGGCTGGTTCTTCTCGACCCACGCGGTGAACTCGTCCCGGTTGTCCACGGAGATGCGGGGACGGCCCGGGCTCCGGGTCTCGACGCGTCCCCCGGGGAGGGAGACCGTCTTGACGCCTTGCTCCTCGCGGAGCGTCAACGCGTAGATGCGGAGGTTCTCCCCGAAGTAGTCGAGGGTGCGCTCCAACGGTGCGGCGGACGACCGGTACCAGGCGTCAACATCGTCGTGCCATTCCTTCGCCTGCTGGCCGAGCCCGGTGAGAAGCGCCTGCGCCTCCCGGTAGCGGGCCATCGCCCACGCCGCGGACCCCTTGGTCGTGATCCGCCAACGGTCCGCGGACTCCCGGTCGATCGACCCGGCGGCGTACTGCTCCGCTAGTTCGACGTCTCCGGCCGAGGCGCGAATCGCGTCAGCGGGTAAAGCCTTCTCCTCCATGTGGGACCTCCGTTCGATAGTCGAGCGGAGGCATCCTAAGCACGGTTAGGCTAGTTCCGTCCAGTCAGAAGCCGGATTAGGGCCGAATGGCCTATTCACGGCAGCGCGACGCAGAGTGAGACGCCTCCGGTGAGCGGCACGTCGCAGGACACCCGGGTAGGTGAACTCCCCGGTGGCCCCTGCGGTCCGGGCGGTCCGGCCGGTCCCTGCGCTCCGGGCGGTCCGGGCGGACCTTCAGCGCCCGGCGGGCCGGTATCCCCCGGGGAGCCCGGCGGCCCTTGCGCTCCCGTCGGTCCCTGGTCTCCGGTTGAGCCCGGAGGTCCCTGAGGTCCGGGCGGCCCGACGACGGACTCCCCGGCCGGTCCGGTCGCTCCGACGGAGCCCGTCTCCCCGGGAGCGCCAGTCGCTCCGGGTGTCCCGGTCGGCCCGGGCGCCCCGGGGTCGCCTTTCAGAACGGCGGCTGAGGGCGCCTCAGCGGCCGGAGTAGCGCAGGCGGGGTCAGTCGGTACGTCGTGGCAGTGGAAGACCTGCTCCCGGAGAGAGACGACGTCAGCGGCGAGCTTCTGCTGGTTCGCGATGATCCTGTCCCGGGTCTCCTTAGCGTTGACCGCCGCGAACCCGATCCAGGCCAGGTAGCCGATGGTGAGCGCGGCGACGCCGAGCGCCAGCCAGCGATGCCACGGAGGCTGGTTAGACCGCCGGGTAGTCGGCGGCGTCGAGTGTTCCGTCGGCGTTGCAGTCAATATCCTCGTCCTCCGGTCGAGGGATCGGTGCCGCCGCGCGGAGGCTGTCCACGAACTGCTTCCCCTGGGCGTCGGGGAACAGGGTGTCGAGCGCATCGTAGAAGTGAGCGAACCGGTCCCGGCTCCCGCGGTTGGCGCCGTTCCGGATACGGCAGGCGTTCACGGCAGCGGCGACCGTGTCCGCGTGTTGGCGGGCGGTGAGGTCGTGGAGATCCCGGAGCGCGAGCGCGCCGACGAGCGTGACGACGGTCAGCCCGGCGACGACAGCACCGAGGAGAGCGAGCACCCAGCGCTGGCGGCGGTTCCGCGCCGCCAGAGCTTCGACCCGGGGGAGGATCTCTTTCATCGTCGCGACGGCTTCGGCCAGCGCGGCGGGCGGTGTGCTCATGGGTTCTCCGGTCGTTCAGCGATCTCTTGGGCTACGTCTAGGAGACGGGTGGCGACCTCCTCGTGGCGTTGGGAGGTCTCCTCATGCTCCTCGAAGACACGGAGCAGCTCGACGTATGCCTCCTCAGCGGCGTCGAGTAGTTCGTCTACCGGGGAGCGCTTCACGAGGACCGCCGTGTCGGCCACCTGTACTCCATCATCTTCGTCATTTCCTCCATCGCGTCCGTCGAAGCCTTCGTAGCGTCCACGGACGCCTCGACCACGGAGCTGAGCTTCTGGATGACGGGGATCATCTCCGCTACCCGAGCTTCCAGTCTGTC